CTAAAAACTCTTTAACTCTATCTTCTATTGTTAAGAGTTCACCTTTTGGGTTATATCTTACATTAGAATTATTATCAAGTACCTCTATTCTTCCATCATCATTTAATTTAACTTCTCTTTCAATTAACTGTACGACTTGTTGAGGATTGATTGCACTATTCTTTGAGGCAACAGATAAGATAGAATTATCAATCTTTTCTTTTTTAATCTCATTTTTATATCTAAGTATTTCAGAATCTTTTTCAGCTATTCGTTCTTTCATAAGCTTTTCAATCTCTGATTTTGACTTAGCTTCTTCTACTTGTTTTTGTTTAAGAAGTTCTGTTTTTTGTTTTTCTTCTTCTTCTATTTTTTTTTCATACTTCTTACGTTCTGACATAATTCTAGCTTGAATTATGTTATCTAATTGTTCTTGTGTGAACAATTTTTGTTCTGCTTTTATTTCTTCTTTTGGTTGTTCTTTTACTTCAACAGGTGCTGAAGTTTCTTGTTTTTTTTCTTCTGACATTTTTACTCCTATATTATTAGTTCACCGCTACTATCATACCAATCAGGATTGACGTAACTCCATTGATGACGACAATTATAACCACCTCTAACTACAAGTGGGTCTCCAGCTTTTTTGCCTGACCAACTTCTTGATGACCATATTCGTCTAACTTCATCAATCGTAAAAAGACCATCTCGTCTCTTAGATTTTATTACACCATTTACAATATTTCTGCAAATCTGTCGTGTTGTGGGTATCACATCTCCATAATATTTAACAAATGTAAGACCAGCATCTTTTGACTTGTTAAAGTTCAAAGTAGCATCAAAATCACGCAAAGAGTCGTTTAATATCTGACCAGCATATCTTTTCATATTCTCACCAGCACGATCTCTAGCAAATTTAGTTTGTAATGTTTGAACTGCTTTATCAACTCTCGATTGCATAGACTTTTTGTTTTTATTATTATTTATGAATTTAACTAAACGATTCGCTTCTGCATCATCTGAACTAGCATAAATACCATTAACAGTTTGTCGTAATTCTTTTTCTAAAACTGTAAATTCAGAACCAACTAAAGTATTCTGATAAACCTTTTCTGATAATCTTCTTGTAAAAGTATTTGATACGTCTTTAAATTGTGTGTAATATTGTTGCTTTAAATTTTGCACTAAAGCTAAATCACCCTTAGTCAATTCTTGAAACTCAACAGGTATATTACCAATTCTTTTAAAAGCTTTTTCTATTCTCTTTGCTTGTTTGTTAAATCCCTCTCTAACAACTTGATCTGCAAAAGGTAAATATTCTGCATCAATAATTTGTTTTATTTTAGGTCTTATGGCAATAGCTGATTGTAATTCTATTAGCTTACCATCTTGTGTCGGTAAATCTCTATTGGCTAATGATACTACTTCTCTTTCAATCCGATCTAATGTTGAAGTCAAAGTTTTGTAGTATTTAGCTTCTGCGAGTTCGATTTGCTTGATTCGATATTCTGTACTTTTTTGAACTATATCTGCCATTATTTGTATCTATCAAAATTACCTTAAAATAGCAAAAAGTGTTTTAGTGTCGCATTTAGAATTGAACCCCTGAAAATTAAGGCAGTTACTTTTTAATAAAATGGTTAGAACTTAAAAAAGTGAAAAAGTGAATATGGTATAATGGGGTATAAATAAAAACAAGGGGAGAAAATGACAAACCAAGAAAAAAAGACTTATAGAGAACTAGTAAAGTTTTACAGGACTCATAAGTGGGTAAAAAAAGAAAATGGAAGATGGGTGTTTATATATTTTCCATTAACTAAAACTGAAAGGGGGGAAAATGAATAAATTTAATAGAGCATTAAATAAACATATTGAACAAATACATCAACAGTTCGGTATAGATATTGAATGTTGGATTAATGACATTTATGAAGTTTGGGTTTATAGAAAAAAGAATGCAGACTCTTTAGTTCATAATCCAATGTATAAAGGTAAATGTACTTATATCTCTATTAAAAGGAGAGACAAAAAAGCAATACACGATTGGCGACATTTTCAACAAATTAAAAACGAACTTGTTGGAACTGAAGTTGAAGCTATTGAAATATATCCGAGAGAGTCAAGACTTCACGATACTGTCAATCAATATCATTTGTTTTGTTTGCCACTTGGAACTTCTTTTAAATTTGGTTGGCAACATAGAGATGTTGATTATACACCAAGAGAGGGTGGCTTTAATAAAGCTGGTCAAAGGGGATTAGATTAGATTTCTTCTTCTTCTACTTCCTCGTCCTGTTGCGTGGGTTCGTCTTGTGTAAAAGAACCCACCTCAGGTTTAGTATCTATTTCTTCAAAGATTTCATTTAGCTTTTCATCATTATCAACTACTGCTCTTGCTATTTCTTTGTCTATCTCTTTTGTTAGTGTAGCTGAATCAACTCCTGATGCCTTAGCTTGTTGAAAGAACATTAGGTCTGAAGCATAGTCTCTAATGTTGAATGAGTCAGGGTAATTAATCTCACCATCAAATGTAGTGTTTTGAAACTGTGCGTATAATCTAAATAATTGTTCTTCTGCTATTTCTAAGTTATCTGCTTTTTCAGATAGTCTAGCATTTAATAATTCAAATTCTGTTTGCAAAGCTATACCTGAACTTACTTGTGTCTTTGTAGTTCTTACTGCACCAATATGGGCTATTCTGTTTATTGAATTAACTTTGTTTTCTATTGATGTCATAATTGAATTAAGATTAGAACCATTAGGTTGAAGTAAATATGGTTTTAAGTTTGGTTCTATTTCTTCAGGCATTTCTATTATTGCACCAGCACCAGCACTCGCATTAACACTTGGAGTTTTAACTAATGATGGGTGATTTGATAATCTAATTAATTGTTCTATCTCTGAGTATTCATTGTAAATTGCTTTTTGTAAATCTGCTATGTCTGTAAGGTCTGATTGACCAATCCCTTTTTTATGTGATTTGGAATTGTATAAAATAACTGCTGGTATTTTGCCAATCAGATTATCGGCAGTATCTATTATTGTGGGTTCTTCTCTATCTGCCATATAGATAGTTTCTATACGATCAGGAAACCACACTCTCATATATGTTCCACCATCTTTATCTACTTCTTCTCTAATTTTAAGATAGTCTAAAACATATTTACCATTTGGTTCTCTTTTAAAATTCCAATCTAAAACATTTTCAGGTGTTACGATTGATATGTAAGGTCTTACTTCTTGTTGTAATTCTTCTGCTCTTGTTCCTAATGTTAGATTCGGTTTATCTAAAATCATAAAACAATGACCATAAATAGAAGAATAGTTTTGTGCTTGTTTGATTACATTGTTAAAATTATTACCATCTAAATCTGCATCTTTTAGAAATGTGTCTAAACTTTGTTCATCTGTCATAGAACCAAAATCTCTTGATGGTTTTACTCTAAATAAAAAAGATGAGTAGATTTGTATTACGTTTCTACAATGATTATCGCAAGGTGTATTTGCTAGTCTTTGATTAAACTCATTATCTAATTCAAGATTGTATCTATTTAAATATTGACCAAGAGTATAATCATAACCACCATTATAAGATCGTATATAATATTCCCAATTAGAAACATTATCTTTGTAATCCTTGTGTACGTTTAATGCAGAGTCTCTTGAATATGCCATTATTTAATTGCCCATCTTTTAGGTTGTGAAAATGGAATGTTACTTGTTAATGGTTTAATGTAATCAATTAAATATCCTAAAGCATCATTCATGTGGTCAAAACCTTGTTCCTTGTCAGGAATATTTGTATTTTCCTTGTATATTTGTCTTTGTAATCCTTTTATCATTGTTTTACAAGATTTAGAAACAAAAATATATCGCTTACCCTTAGAATCTTTTAACTTAGCATTAACTGAATTTACTCTATCTCTTATTGGTGTATGTTTGTGTTTTACTTTTACTTTGAACCCAGCATTTTGCAATATAGATAAATCAGTTCTACCACCAGCAGAGGTTTTTCTTTGCCTACAAGCTGGGTCAGGGTACATAAATATTTGAGGTTTAGCACCATATCTATCTCTTATTTCTTGGCACATTTCATCAGTATTACTTGAATAAATTACTATCTCATCAACAAAATATACTTTGTCTTTTTCTATCTGTGCAACACAAGCACTCATTGGATCGACATTCATATCTAAGCCAATGTGTAAAGGTTTTGTCCAATCTATCTTTTTATCTATAACTGAATCAACAGGGTGAAAATTGTAATATACTGCACCAGCATAATTTTCAAATGTTCCCTCAAACTCTTGTCTAAAAGTTCTAATATCTATGTCTTGTTTAGCTTGTTCTATTTCTTCTTTAGAAACCATACCACCTTGAACAGTAGTATATTGAAAACTAGCCCATTGATTATCTTGCTTACCTTTGAGATACATCTCATAACTCCAATTACCATAACCTTTGGGTGTTCCACACATCAATACATCTCCAAGTGTATCAGCAACAGAAGCTCTTAATACTTCAAACCAAGTTCTTTTATCTATATCTGCAAACTCATCTAATATTAAAAAGTTTAATCCTGTACCTCTTAATGAGTCGTAATTTTCTGCACCTTTTAATGATATTGTACTATGTGATTTTCTTATTTTTATTGTAAGTGTAGTTTCGTTTATATCCTCAATCCAATTAAACTGATTAAGCATTTCTTTTAAACTTGACCAGCATATTTCTTTAGCCATTTTAAAAGTCGGTGCTACATACCATATCTGTTGATTTGGTTTTGATGCGTATTTCATCATCTCAGTAATACATAAATAAGTCTTACCGAATCTTCTACCTGATATTAATACTCTAAATCTTTTGTTTGAAGAACTAACTTCGTATTGTGGCTTAGTTAATTTAATCTTCATATTAACTTGTTGCTACTACCTGACATCTGAAATTTATTAAAACTTTACTTTTATTCACTTCAATAGACCCCATTGATTGATTTATCGTAAGTGCGTTTAAATATCCAGCAGTAGAACATTCATAATAACTATTATATTGGATTTTATTAGGCATTGGTTCAGAACATTGTTGATAAATAGCAGAACAGATTTGCATTATTAAGATATATTTCATAGCCAATTTATTATTCCCCAAATGCCAAATATTAAATACATTGTTTCCATATACAATCTCGGCATTGATTTTAACCTGTAAGAGTCGAAAATCCATATTGCACATGACATTACCGATAAACACCAACCTAAAGATTGAAGATAATTTATTTTGAATGTTGTTAGTATTATTACACTACAAAGTGCTAAAAGGAAACCACACCATCTTAGCTTTCGTATTATACGACTTACTCTTACCATGATGTGACCTCATAATTATTTGCTAAGTGATATGATTCTGACGATCTTTTTAGCACCCATATAGATTTCTGTTTCTGCCTCTAGTTTTTTACAACTAAACCTAACAGATTGTGGGTTGACTTCTCTCTCTGCTATACGTTTTGATTTGAGACATTCTGACATTTTTTCTTTGTAAGTATGTTCTACAATTTGTCCGTTTAGATACATTAAAAGTGCTACACAAATTTCTATCATTTTTTCCAACCCATTAGTTTCAATAAAAGTTGTTCTATTTTATCTACAAGCTTTTTGCAATATTTAAAAATTTTTTCCATTTGCTCTAACCTTATCTTTTAAAGTTTCTACATCATTTCTTAATCTATCTATATCTTTCATCATACGAGATATATTTACTCCATTGTGCATCATTTCATCAACTCTATTTGTTAATTTTTCTAAGTCACTTATAGCTGACTCTAATATAAGATATTGTTCTCCATCTATGGTTTTCTGATCTGATGCTTTTAGTAAATCACTAGACATTAGTTCTCTTGATGTTTCTAAACTTGTAAGTCTTTGAGTTATAGTTGCATACATCATAACAACTGTTCCTACCATTGCAATGATACCTATTAAATTAAAAATAGGCATAGATACTTTACTGTTTGAACTTACATCTATTCTATCTTTACTCATAGTTTTTAGTTATCCATTTGCATAATTTCTTAAGAAACTTTTTAATCTTCTTCATAATCTAAATCCTTTACGCCAAGTTCTCATAGCCCAAAAAGCTGGAGATAAACTTTTCTGTCCTCTTACTTTAGCCAAAATGGGTCTAAATCTAGCAAAGAAACTTCTTCTTCTTGCTGGGTCATTACGACCAATACTCATACCTTTTGCACCAAAATTAACTTTTTGAACTCTACCTGTTCTGTTGTTCCTAACAAATACTTTGAACTTCTTTACATCACCTCTTTGTACTTTGTTAAGCTTAACTGTTCTTCCTTTGTACTTTGCCATATTTGTATTTACCATAATTTTTTATGAGAAAAAACAACTTTTGAACCCCATAGTATTGTATGAACAAACAAAAACTATTTATAAAACTTAGTAATCTGAGTGGCGAAATAGATGATAAGTGGAATATCTATGACCCTGAGACAGGTCAAACATATTTTGATTTTGCAATAAGTGCTGACATTTATCGTTTATTAACTGCTAAACAGATTAAAAAGTTGATTGAAAAACATAAAAAGTATTTAGAAATTAAACCTAAATATTAGGTTTCTTATTAGGTTATTGAGGTTCTTCGCCACCACAAATATAACCTATAACCTGTTTGCCTTTGTATGAATGATAATAATGATTACTAAATACTTTCCTTTTTTTTCTTTGTTCAACTTTTACGTTGCGATCATACCAGCTAGAGCAAGATTCAAATATTTCAAATCTATCTAATTTAATATCTCCAAATGTTGTAAGATATAACAAAGTGATAATAATTGGTTTCATCTTTTAAAGTGTCTTGGTCTCCACTTATTGCAAACGTAAGTATCTTTTACTCCTTTAGTTCGATAGACTCCGCAGAAATTATGAGGTCTTGAATAGAGTCCACAATTACCACAGCTACCTCTACCTGATGATGGTCTAAAATCTTGTGGCATTTGATAAGGAATAAACTCTCCATTAGGATAGAAGTTAGATCGCTTAATCACCTATTTTACCTTTATAAAAAAACTTTAAAAATTCTGTGTAAGCTTTACCAGAGTTATATTCCATTTCTTTCATTTCAATAGCATCAGATTGTGCTTCAGCTTGATCTGCTTTTGTTTTAAGTTTCTCAAGCATTTTATAAAAGTCTTTAGAGTCTTTATCACTTACTGTCATCTGCCTTGTCCTCTGTAACGCATTTGCCGCTTCGATCTCCCCTGTCGCCTGTGTTTATTCATAGTGCTTGTTTTTGGTCGTCTGCCAATAGATGTTCCATTAAAAGTTTTTTCATAAACAACTGTTGCACCATAGATACTTCCTTTTCTTTTAGCCATCTATTGTTTCAGCTTCGATAATAAGTGGTAAAGGTTCTGTTACGTTTGTTTGTTGTACTTTATCAGACATACCTAAATAGTTTTTACTTAGAAATATCTGCATCATTGTGTTGTCTTTTTTAACAGCTTTATCGTACATTTTTTTTCTTAAACTTGCTTTTCCACGTTCTTTGTATTGGTCAATTATTTCGGCAAAATTTCTTTTTAATGTTCTAGCAGATACATTTAAAACAGAAGCAATCTCATAAGTCGGACACCCAATAGAAGCTAGGTTTTTTAGTATCTCTACATCAACTTTTGCTTTTGGTCTGCCTACTTTAGATTGTGTCTTAATTGTGTTTTTTGCCTTGATTTTGTCTAGTTTCATATGCCTTATTTATAACTCATTTCCCCATGAATCCCAACCTTTTACTCTCTGTCTTGCAAACAGTTCAATTCTACTTACATCACCACAAAGTTCTATAATCTTATTTCTGACACAATCAGGTTTTTTACTATGCTCTTGTAACTTGCTGATTACTAATTGTCTTACTGATTTAGATAATCTTTTTGGTTTCCCTTTTGTTGCTAATAAA